TGGTACACAAGGGGAGTTTGGATATGGAACAAGTGGTAATGGATTTAATCATATTGTAGGTACTTATATATCTTATGCTGCAGCAGCTCAATTATCTTTTGGTGAATCATCAGGTACAACTCAAATGGCAATTAGGAGAGATTCAGCAAATTCAAGAGGAACTATATTTTTTGGTCATAGTGATACATTAGGTAATAATGTTAATTCTACTGCCTTAGTTTCTATGGAATCAACAACACAAGGTTTTCTACCGCCTAGAATGACTACTGCACAAAAAAATGCAATAGTTACACCAACAACAGGATTAGTTCTTTACGATACAACATTAAATAAATTAGCTGTTTTTACTGGCGTAAATTGGGAAACAGTAACAAGCGTTTAAAATAAAATAATATGAAACAAATACAACCTATTCAAATTTGGGTAAACGGATCTTTACAAACAGCAACCGTTTTTAACCTAATTATCATTAATGACAACTTAAGTAATAGTGCAACATTTTACTGGCAGTTATTAGATAGCGCAGAAGTAAAACTAGCAGATGGAAATTTAACAATGGGAGAGCCAACATACGACCAATGGGGCGCACAACCAGACGTTAACCAGTGGGCTTACGAATGGGCCGCTACACAACTTAACTTAACACTAGCTTAATTAATCTTTAAAATACAAAACCAATGGAAACAAAACAAGCACTTGCAATCATCAAACAAATTTTAGACGCGGCTAGCAAAAGCGGTTTATTTGAAAACCTTACGGCAGCAATGACAGCGGCCGACGCTTACAATGCAATAGCGCGTGAAATATTAAAAGAGGAACAAGACAATGCAAACGGATCTGTTATTTAGTATTTGTTTATTTGTAGCCGCTGGCGGTGGTTTTTATTTCACTACTAAAAACCGTTTAGATAAGATTGAAAGTGATCTATCTAAACATAACAATACTAATACTGAAATATTAGATCGTCTGGCGCGCATTGAAACAAAACTTGATTTTGTAACTAAAATGTAAAAACAATGTTTAAGAATTGGAAAACAAGTTTATTTGGCCTGGGCGCGGTAATTACTGGCGTGGCTACTGTATTAAAGGGCGACGTCCCGACTGGTATTACAGCCATATTAAGCGGCCTAGGTTTATTTGCAGCAAAAGACGGCGACATTAATTTAAACAATCGTCCATAATGACTAGCCAAACCAAAAAAATATTGGTGGTTACTGTTGTGGCGTTAATCTTATTAAGTAGTACAATGGCAGTAGGAGCAAAGGCCGAGGAATTGATAAAAAGATTTGAGGCCGACGATATTAATAAATATTTAAGGGCCTACATTGATCCCGTGGGAATACCTACAATAGGGTACGGATCTACCTATAATTACGACGCAAAGCGTAAAGTAAGGCTAGGTGATAGTATCACCCAGGAAAAGGCTGTTGAATGGTTAAGGAAGGAAACAAAGTCAATAGTACCAAAGATCAAAGCACTGGTTAAGGTACCTATTAACCAAAACCAGCTGGATAGTTTAACCAGTTTTGTGTATAACGTAGGTATCGGGGCCTTTCAATCTAGCACGCTTTTAAGGTTACTTAATAGCGGCGCACCTAAAAGCGAGGTAGCGGCCCAATTTGATCGCTGGAATAAAGGAACGGTAAACGGCCAAAAAGTAATTTTACCAGGCCTAGTAAGACGCAGAAGTGAAGAAAAAGCACTATTTTTAGCATAAGCAAGCAAGTTGGTTAGATAAATTTCAATGGTCTAGTACAAAAAAGAAAGCCTGGTATTTCTATACTGGGCTTTTTTATGCCCCTATAAAAATAAATTTGGTAGTTTAAACGTTTTTACTATAATTTTACCAAAGACAAACAAAACCCTAATATATGCAACTTAAAACCGACAGTAAGATCCTGGGCGAAATAGCCAGCTTACAACACAAAATTTTGCGCCTAGAAGCATTACGCGCACTATCACCGTACGAACAATGCACATTTTTTTTCTATTCTAGCAGTGGTAAGTTTTTATCGTTAAATGAAAACGATTTGCCTTTTGATCTTTCTTTTGAAGTAAGGATCCTAATAGACGCGGCCCTGGAACATTACCAGCACGAAATTAAAAGATTAGAAAATAGTTTTCAATGCGACGTAAACTAATAAGATTAGCTGCTATAATATTTTTTATTGCAGTTAGCGTGCCAGTATGCCTATTAACATACAGCGGCGCTTATATACTTTTTTATCTATTTAAAATTTATCACTTTTTAAAACCAACAAAATGAAGAATGAGTATTTAAAAGATCTAGCCGACGGCTTCGGATCAATGAACAAAGTAGAAAACAAAAAAAACGAAAAGCAACCTGATTACCAGGGCTATTTTAAAGCAGACGGCAAATTATTTGAAATTGCTGGCTGGGTAAAGATTAGCAAAGCAAGCAATAAATATTTATCTATTGCAGTAAAGGAATTCACAGAAAAACAAACTGATAACGAAATTTAAAAACTACACAAATGGCAACTTACATAACTATTATTGATTTATTCAACGAAAGTACAAGTCTTGAAATTGACAGTGAAAAAAGAGGTATATATGAAGATATTATAGCCGATTTTTATAAAGAAGATAATAAAGAAGTATTATTAATTATTTCAAAAAAAGGTCATGAATATTATATACCAAAGGAACTAGCAAAAAAATTTGTAATAAAAATTAGTACAGAATATTAAAAACTAGACAAATGAAAATAGATAAAAATGCCCCAGCTTTACCGTGTATGCCAATTCAGGATCAATTTGGCCGATTAGTTGCCCCAATCCCTGGAATGTCAAAATACGAGTATGTTTTATTACATATCCTTTGCGCTAAAGAAATGCAAAACAATCATAGTAAAATAGGACTATCCACACTTTTAAGAGAGTGCGAAATATTAGCAAACGAATATTTTTTAACCCTAGAAAAAATAGAAAATGAAAAGGAAAATAATGTTAAGGTTATTGAGATGTAGCCCCAACGTTCAAGCTGTAATAGCCCTAATTATTGCAGCCATTTTAATTGGTTTTTTACAAAGGATCTAATGACAGACGGACAAAACAAATTAACTTTAGAAGAAAAACTAGCACAAAGAAAATACAAGCCCGATTTTATCCCCCCCCCAAGCCAGGTTATATTCACTATTGACGATAAACCCATTGGAACGATCCAAAATTTTATTGTCTTTAGTGGATTGCCTAAGGCGGGCAAAAGTACTTTTTTAGCCGCTGTAATAGCTTCAGCATTTCAACCAAGTGAGGTTTTTGGAATGAAGGTACACTTCCCAGAAGGACGCCGAAAAATAGCCTATTTTGACACTGAAAGCAGCGATTTTGATTTTTACAGACAAGTTAATAAAATAAAGCATTTTAGTAATAGAACTGATCTACCTACCTGGGCTGATTGTTTTACAGTGCGCGAGGACGGCCCAGCCGAAATACGCGCCTTAATTGTTAATTATTTAGAGAATAACAAAGATTGTCCGATTGTAATAATTGACGGCCTACTGGATCTTATTTTTGATTATAACAGCGAAATAGAGAGCCGCAAGCTAGTCAACTGGTTTAAAAAACTTACTAAAATTTACAACTGTTTATTTGTGGGCGTACTTCACCAGGGCAAAGGCCTAGGCGCGCAAACACTAGGCCATTTGGGATCAAATTGTGATCGCTGGGCTTCTAGCACCTTAGAAATAATAAAGGATAAGGATAAGAAAACTTTTACTTTACAGCCTAGGTTTTTAAGATCTAGTGAAGATTTTGAGCCAGTGGTATTAATGAATATTGGCGGCAACTGGCAAAAAGTATCTATTGAAGGTGAAAGCAAAAAGGCTGAAATAAAGCATCCAAAACAATTTACTGAACTTGACCACAAAAATATAATAAACCAGCTTATTTACGGCCCTATTGCTTATAAGGATCTAATTGTCGAGATCCAGGAACAAAATGCAAAGGGTACTAACTGGGCCAAACAATTATGCAAAATTTGGATTGATAAAAAATATATTTATAAAAACGAATTAAACCTATATGAAAAAAGATACTAAACGCTTCATAGCTTATATGTTAATGCACAAACATTTTAAACTGGTAAAGATAGGCGCTAACTGGCGTATAATATACAACGGCGTTACATTACAGCCCGAGGATATAGAATTTTTAAAGTTAATTGCAAAAAAAAGCGGCCAAAAATTTGACCGCCTGGACAAAACAGTTAACCCTAATTAACCGCTTTATTTTCCTTTCACGACAAAGATATATAAAAATGGAATATTACACAGCAATTATTTTTTTTGAGGATCACAAAGAAATTACACCAAAAAAATATCGCAATATTAACCAAGTTGAAAACTTTATTGAATTTGCCCGCAAAGTTGGCGGACATTATGTAAATTTATACGAGAAAAAAACGAAACGATTTTATTGCCGCGTCTGGTTGAACAATTAAAAAATTAGCAGCAACCCAGCACGCCGCCAAAAAGCCAGCCTAGCGCTGGTTTTTTTTTGCCTGGTATGTATCGCTTAAAAAGTAGGTTAAATTAAAGGTGAAAAGAAAATAATTTAAACCAGTTTAAGTGGTTTAAAATAGGTGGTTTAATTTTTATCTTTGCTAGCTCAAGCGTACGCAAAGATAATAAATTTTAAACTAAAAGTTTAACCAACACACACTATTTTTAAAAAAAAGTTTTTTTGTTTGAAAATCGAACAATTTTTCGTAACTTTGTAGCAGTATGGCAGCAAAAAAATGGCTAGCAGCTCTATTGGGCGCGGCAGCAGTTTACTGGATTTACAGCAAGTACCGCTTCTCAAATGAAGTAACTTTTTTTGTATCTAGAATTGGCCTGGGTGGATCATTTTTAGATCCACAGATCAAAATTGACGTTACAGTCAATAACCCCACTGGAATAAGCACAACAATATCAAATATTAACGCGGAGTTGTTTTTAGATAACGGGCAAAAAATAGCAGATGTTTACTATAATCAAAAAACTAATATTAGGGCGAATAGCCAGGTCGTGTTGCCGCTTGTAGCAGTAACAACCCTAGAAGGCGCAATATTAGCAGTAAAAGAGGTTATTAAAACAAAATCGGCCAATTTTCAGCTAACTGGAACGGCGGCTGTTGATGGCGTTTTATTACCTTATGACATTAAATACAAGTTTAATGATTAGTAAAAAGGTAGTACTGCAAAAGCTATCACCTTTTAACAATTATAGGAAGGTAGTAAGTGCAGATCAAACGGTAACAGACATAATAGACGGAATATTGGAAACACATAACCAATATTTTAGCGAATATGATAAAATAAGTGATCTTTTTGTTGGTGATAGTGAACTTGAAACGGCGCGCAACATTTTTAATTTTTTAAAATCTAGCGTACCTTATTACATAGAGAGCAACAAAAATCAAACACTAAGAAGCCCTAGCGCGATTGTGGCAATGCCAGCGGACTGCAAAAGTTATGCTTTATTTGCTAATGGAGTGTTAGACAGTTTAAACCGAAAAGGTATTTTACAAGTACCCCTAGCGTTTAGATTTGCGGGATATAAAAATAATACCAAGGAGCCACAACACGTTTTTGCTGTTATGTACCCAGGAACAAAAAAAGAAATTTGGATTGATCCAGTATTACCAAGGTTTAACGAAAAGCGTACACCTACATTTTATAAAGATAAAAAAATAAAAATGGCACTAATTGCATTAAGCGGAGTAAATTATTCGACAGACGATAAACGCGCTGAAATGGCTAAATACCGCGACAAGCTAGTCAATGATCGTGATAAACTTTTACAAGCTGGCGTAATTACACCAGGATCAAGCAAGGAATTACAATATAAAGTAGCAATAAACAAAGTAACAATGGCATTACAAGATTTACCGAGTATGTCGGGAATGGATAACAGTATGGCTGGCCCATTTGATTTTAATGAAGCGTTTAAAGGTTTAATCACCGCGGCGCCAGGAATTGTAAGCGCTTCACGTCGTGGATCACAGCAAGATCAATTTCAACAATTTGATCAAGGCCTACCAAGTATGCGTCCTGGTCAACAACCACAACAACGCGCTGGAATTAGCACAAACACTTTGTTGTTAATTGGCGGGGCCGCTGTTGCAGCGTTTTTAATTTTTAGAAAGAAATAATGAAAATAAAGTGTAGGGGTTGCGGGTGGAGTTGGAATTTATCCAAAGGTGGCGCAGATCCTTACATTTGCCATAAATGCGGTATGAATAATAAAAGATATTATAGTAACAGAAATATAGGAGTAGTGCCACTGGTAGCAGTAGCAGCGGCAAAGCCTATTGCCGCACTGGTAACAACGGCTATTTCAGCGTTACCTGGTATAATTAGTTTTATTAGGAATATTTCTCAAAGACCAGCTGGTGAAGCCAGGGACAAGATTAACGCAATTAAACCTATTATAGCAAAACAAGACGCTAGGGATAGATTGGCAAACGTAATTGCAGTAAGTAAGCAAAATTTTAAGGCCGCTGATGTGGACGTAAAAGAAATGTTACTTTGGTATCGTGAAAATTACGCCAACGACTACACCCAGTTAGCGCCAGCGGATAAAGAATATTTTAATACATATTTAGACGGATATAGGCAAAGATTTTTGTCAACTAGGCCCGATTTACAACAAATTGCAGATAAGGCCTATTTTACTAATGATCAAATAAATTATAAAGAAAACGCGCCAGGAACGCAAAAAGCTGGAATGAATATTTTAGTTACACTGGGAATTGTTGGCGCTGGTATTTTCGCACTTTCAAAAATGAAAAAATAATGACCGCAGCACAAAAAGCAGCAAAGGCAAATTTTAAAAAAGCCATTGAATACAGAAAAAAAACTGGCGTTTCTCTAAAAGAAGCGTTTGCGCACGTTTACGGTAAAAAAGTAGGCGCGGCCCCTAAAAAGAAGGCAGCAAAAAAAGCAGCACCTAAAAAAGCGGCTAAAAAAGTTGTAAAAAAGGCAGCACCTAAAAAGGCAGCAAAGAAAAAACATACAAAATACGGAGTTGTTAAAAAGCACGTTCGTAGAGTAGCTGGCGTAAAGAAAAAAGTAAGTGAACAGTCAGTACTTAGAAAGATACATAAAGTAAAGGATCAAGTTAACCAGTTAGATGAATTACAGCATAAACATATGATTGGAAGAATGATAAAATCAACTAAATTTTATATATAATGGAAAATATTGTAATAGGGGCTAAATATTTAAACGCTTTTTATGTTGAATATCCATATGGACATTCACTTAATTTTTTTGCTACATCACCAGTAGCATTAGTAGAAGGATTAAAAAACATAAAATTTGGTTATCAACCAAAAATTTATGAATTATTAACCCATCTAAAAAGTCCAAAATTTAAAGTGCTTACAAAAAAAGAAATTGAAACAATAAAGCAACAATATAAATAGATGTACAAAATTTCTTTATATACTAAAAGAAAAGCAAAAGCGTTAAACGTAATTGTTTTACCTAGTGAAAAGAAAAACAAAAAAATTGATGTGTATGATGTTTATGGCAATTTATTAGCAAGCGTGGGTGATCCTAACTATTTAGATTACCCTAGTTTTTTAAGATATTGCGGTAAAAAGATAGCAGACGAAAAAAGAAAACTTTATAAAATAAGACACCAAAAAGATAGAACGGTAAAAGGATCCCCTGGATATTACGCCGATCAATTACTTTGGTAAAATAAAACCTTCACAATAATTTAAAAACAAAAAAAATGCGTAGAAGAAAAGCAGCAAAAAAAAGAAGCCCTAGACGTCGTCGTATGTCTGGAATTGGCAAAGTAGGCGGCGCAGCAACAACTGTACTTTATACAGTAGCGGGAGCAGCAGCAGCCCAGTTAGTTGGTAAGTTTTTACCAGCAGCAACAAATGACAAGATCAAAGCAGCAGTTCCAGTTGCAGTTGGTCTATTCTTACCTAAGTTTGTAAAAGGAGCAGCGGGCCAAGGTCTTGCAGCTGGTATGATTGCCGTTGGTGGTCTTAAACTTGTACAATCTTTTGGAGTGTTAAACGGTATCGGTGAAGTAGCTAGTGATGTATTTTACAAAGCGCCACAAATCGCAGCCTATTACAACCGCGAAGGATTAGTTGACAAAAGCTACATGACGCCGTCAATAGCTGGCCTGGACGAAGAAGGCTGTTAATTATTTTCTTTTCACCTTTATTTAAAAAAAATAAAAAACTTATAACAAATGGCATCACAAATGGGTTCTAGAATGGTTTTCGAAAATGCGAAAGCCCTTGTGCGCGGTTTAGGTTATTCAGCCGATCACGCAAAATTAACGCAATCATATTTGCGTAGTGAAGTAGCTTTAAGCACTTCTATTGCTAACTATCATATTCCAGTACTTGTAAACGACACTCAAAACGGTGCAAGCCGCGTAAATGAAAAGCGTCTAAACTTACAAGACATTTTTATTACTACTGAAATTGCAGTTTTAATTGGAGTTGGTAACGCTACAAATACAAAAGCGCCGCTTTACACTTATCCAAATGGTGTAGTATTTACTTCAGCAACAGACGACGACCTTTGGAGTATTTACAATGGTTATTTGAACCTTACAATTAACAACGAGCAAGTTTTACCAGCGTGGGACGTTTTACGCCACTACTTTGTGCCACAAACACAGGGCGGCGTAGGTATTACAGCTCAAACAGTTTTTCCAGTGGATCAGTGGGCTGCAAGCCAAGACGCTTTCTACCCAGTTGAGCCAGGTATTGTAATGAACGGTGCTGCTAACATCAATTTCCAGTTAACTGCAAATGGTGCGCCAGCTACTGTTTTATCTAATAGCTTTATTTGCGTTTTGCAGAGAGGCATACTTTGTCAAAATGTGACGACTGTCAAATAGTGCTGATTATCAATCAGTTATGATATGTGCCTGGCGGGCCTTAAACGCCGCCGCCGCGGGTCGGACAATACCCGCACTTTTTTTAATTTATTAATTTTAAGATATGCGTATCAAACGGTTTGAAGCGGTTGAAATAAACGTGCCAAATGGATCGACATTAACACGCTTCTACTTCCCAGATTTACCCCAGCTTAGGATGGCCAAAATTGAGGCTATTCAAGTATATGTTGCTGGCGCAATTAGTGCAACGCCGCTTACTGGATCAACACCAGTTACAGTTGCGGACGCTAAAAAGTCGTTTTTAACATTATACCAGGGTGATTTACAATTAATATATAATATTCCATTACTAGGTTTAAATAATATCCAGGAAGGTACAACAACACCTTTTGTTTTTGAATTGCCTAGTATGAACGATATTGATATTAGCTGGACAAAATCTTTTGTATCTTTACCGTCAGCACTAGCAACTACTAACGTAGCGTATAGTTTTGGCGTTTATTACTACTTGTAAAATTTTTATATTATGGCAGCTTTTAGGCCCGAAATATTTACTATTGATGAAGTCATAAATTTTTATGATGCAGCAGACGGAAGCGAGTATAAAATATATGCTGGCGTTAACCCAACGCCACAATATTTACGATACAATTTTGCTGGCGAAAAAGAAATCGGACGCCAGGAACTTGTAAACGCCTTAACACAGCTTCGCAATAATATAGAAAATTACAACCCGTATTTAATACAAGTTATTAGCGAAGGAAGTACTGGTAGGGGCCGTACTAAAAAAGAAATTAGCCCAGTTCTTACCAGTATTTCTTTTCAGCTAAATAGGCCGCAATCTTATTTGCCAATGCAACAAATGGCTGGCGTCGGTAGCCCTAGAACTGAAATGTTACTAGAAAAGCTAGTTGAACAAAACCAAATGTTACAAAGCAGAATAGCAGCTATTGAAGCCATGGACGAAATGGAAGAAGAAGAAGAAGCACCAAAAAGCCCTATTGATCAAATGTTGAGTAACCCACAGTTACAAGAAACATTAATTGCTGGCGTAATGGCCCTGGTTAGTGGAATGATCACAAAAGGTGGCACGCCAACAGCAATAGCGGGAATAGGTGATGAAGCAGAAGCAGTAGAAATTTTACAATCATTAATGAGCAAAGGCGTAACTATTGAGCATCTAAGAAAATTAGATCAAATGGGTAGCGCAAAACTTAGTTCATTATTATTTATGTTATAATGGCCAGGAGTAATTTTTTAAAAGACAATAGCAGCCTAATAATTGGCCTGGTAGTGGTTTACTTTGGTTATACTAAAGTAATTAAGCCAATACTAGAAAGCGTAGGGCTGCAAAAAAGTAGCGAGGAGTTAGAAATTGAGAAGCAGACAAGCAACCCAGGCAGCCCCTGGAACCCAAACTATTGGCGTAAAGGTGGCGCGACAATCATTACTAATAGCCAGGTTCAAAAGTTTATTGATACAATTTGGAACGCACCAGGATATGTTTATGATGATTTTGACGCTGTTTTAGGCGTATTTAAGCAGTTAAAAACTAAAAGCCAGGTAAGTTACCTAGCGCATAAATTTAACGAGGCTAAAGGTAAAGATCTATTAAACTGGTTGCAAGGTGGCGGCCCATTAAGTTGGCCCGCGGATAGATTTAGTGCAGACCAGGTAAACCAGTTAATTAAATATGTTAGCGGTTTAAAAAACTATTAAAATGAAACAAAAGGGCAGTTTATTAATATTACTTTTATTAGCTGGCGTAATTGTTTACGCGGCTACTAAAAAGAAAACTAGAAGGGGATCTATTGAAATTGGCCCACTGGATCCAGGTGAATTTATTACAGATCCAGCAGATTTATTAACCGACGAAGAAAAATCAATGTTTGAAATATGAAAAACAAAAACTTAATATTATTTCTAGCAGCGGGCGCAGCTTATTGGTACTTTTTTATGTATAAGAAAAAAGAAGCACTAAAAATTGAACAGCCAGGCTTTACAGATCAACCAGGTACAAGCGCACCAGCCGCAATGTTGCAACCAGCAATACAAACTGAAAGCGTATCAATTACAGAACAAATAAAGGAATTTAGCGCACCAGCTAGAGTATTACCTTACAAAGAAGATAATGCTTACCAAAATTATTATGTTCAGCAAATAAGTGGAGTTAAAAAAATGGGCGTTCCCTTCACTATTTAATTTTACTTTCACCTTTAATAAAAAATAAAATGGCCGATTATAAAGTAACAGCGGAACTGATAAAATACGACGTGAACTTTACAACGTATGATTTGAGCGGATACGTTACAAGCGACTGTAATAGTATTTTATTTATCAATTACGGTACCAATGCAGTACAGATTGAAAACGTAGTATTGCAACAAAATCAAAGTTTACAAATTGAGGGCAACGCTGGAGAATATACAACGCGCCGTTTCTTTGCAAATTTTATAAATTCAGGGGGTTTTAATAACCTAGTAACTGTTAAGAAAAATTATATACAATAATGCCACAAATAGATTTATCCATATTAAACCAAAGACAAACGCCAGCGTTTTATGCCGACGTTTTAGCCAATAGGCCCGCAGCTGGTTTTATTGGGCGGATCTTTGTTAGTACAAATACTTTTGAATTTTATCGTGATAATGGAACTGGTTGGAATTTAATCGGCGGCCCAGGTGCGGGAACTGTAACTGGTAGCGGTGCAGCTGGACAAGTTACATACTGGAACGGTGCCAGCACAGTTGCTGGTGATAACGGACTTTTTTATGATAGTGTAAATGACCGTTTAGGTATTGGAACAACAACACCAGGAGCAGCAATAGATGCACATAGTACACAAAATACAATATTGCAGCTTAATCAAACAGTTGCTACAAATGATACTAGAATAGCTTTTCAAAATAGTGGTACATCTTTATGGCGTATTGGTAATTTATACAACGCTGGTGCAAATGACTTTGAAATATTCGACGTAGTAGGCGCAGTACAATCATTAACCGTTAAAAAAACAACGGGCCAAGTATTAATTGGCACGTCGACAGTTGGATCCGGTAAATTAGTGGTATCTAGTGCAACTAGCGACAATGGAGTACAGATTGCTGGTGCAAACGCGCCTTCACTTCGTATTGACAACGCAGAAAGCGGCCCAACAAAGCGCGCTGGACTAGGTATTTCAACGGCTGTAAACAATTTTATCCAGGGTAGTGCGGATCGTGATTTTTGTATTTTCAACGGATCAACAGCAGCAGCAAGCCCAATATTATTTGGAGTTTATGATGCTGCAGCCACAAACGTACAAGAAGCAGCAAGAATAAGTGCCGCACGAAATTTTATTATAAATTCAAGTACAGATGCTGGTTTTCGTCTTGATGTAAATGGTACTGCAAGAATACAAAACTTTGCTACAATTACACATAGCAAAACAAATACACAGGGTGTTTTAGAAGTTTATAATAATACTTCAAGCAATCCGAATAGTAATAATATTAACGTTTTATCACCTAATATGCCAAATGCTGGTTTATTTGGTATTATATATGGTGGTAAAGCATTATCAGCAAATAATGGTTTTGGTATAAATTATAATCATATTGCTGATGGTTCAGCAAGTAATTATGTATCATATAACTTTTTTGGTGTTAGCAACATAATGAGAATGTATGCTAGCGGAAATACTACAATAGGCGGAGCAACCACAGACGCGGGTTTTAAGCTAGATGTAAATGGTACTGCAAGGGTGCAAGGGCAGTTAACTATTTCTTCAAGTAATTTAAATATAAGTACAGGTGGAACAAATAGAGTTGTATTG